AATGGCCTTAGAAAGCCTAGTCAAAGAGCTGTCACGAGAACACCGTTAGCTTAGCGTACGATTTTTTCCGAATTCTGCGGTTCCCCCAACATCAACCGGCTTGCCCTGATACCTCACAACCGCATGACAGGCGCTCATAGCATCCACTCTGGCCAACTGATCCGGCCAATCGTCACTGTAAACGGGCTGCACATCGTCACCCTTGCGCAGGGCGAAACAATACTCGACCCGATATGATCCCCGTTCATCCTTTATCAACTGGTGACAACTGATTATCAGCTTGTGTCCCGCGAACGGCCCTACAGAAAGAACCCCGCCAGCAGACGCAGCAGGAGCGCCGCTAGAACGTACCCCAGCAGCGGGCGAAGTACCCACCGCCCCAGAAGCCGAAACAACGGCAGGAGAGGGCGCAGGGGCCTTGCTAGGCTTATCAATAAATTCCGGCTTGATGAGGCCAAAATAGAGACAGAATCCAATAACACCCAGAAAAAACAGAATTTTAGGATCACGCAGAATCGAGCTACCCGCGATTGTATCCGTGACTTGGCCTGTTGTAGTTGAGTCGTAGAGTTTGAAAACATAGTTGGGCACCTTGTTGAATGGCTTGGCCTGCAATACATCGGACATGGATGCGCCGCTGTTGTCTGCCAGATGCAAGACCGTTTTATAGCGCTTCCCAAAGCCCAATATCTTCATGTTGGTGTGTCTGATCGCCGTCTCTGACGCGGCCCTGATCACGGCGTGAACCTTTTTGATGTTCGGGGTAGTAAAGACGAAATCCCAGTTGTGGTGACGGTGCATATCAAAGGCAACGTCTATGGTTTCCGGTCGGCCATCTGCCTTGGCCGCATCCGGCCCATTGGGATAATCCAGACGGTCTAAATCACTCTGACGCCATGCAGGCGGAAAGATCCGCTGCACTTCATCGACCAGAAAGAACACCCCCTTCGGTGCCCAGTGATAGAAGCGAGCCAAGTGGTCGCGGCCCTCTTGGGCTTCGGTGTCGATGTAAGTAACCTTGAACTCATCCGGCACAGCCTTACCCAATACCTCTTTGCAGCGTTCGGCGGTGAATCCGCGAACGTTGGTGATGATATGGCGGCCTGCCTTGATGGCGGGGATCACATCGGTGTGAATGGCACCGGATGATTTGTAAGAGCCTGGCGCCCCGTGGTGGATCTTGATCGACATTTACCACCCCATAATGTTCAGCAGGAAGCGGGTAACAAAGGCTTGCGTCAAGATGGCGAGCCCCTTATCCAGATGGATAAAGAGCAGCATCGAGCGAAAGTCGGCGGGGAGGGCATTGAAGGACTGAGAGATCATTTCACTAAAGTGAACGTTCACCAAAATTTGCTTGGCAACGTCCCATGTAAAGGTGAGCATAAACAATTTGAACTCTACCCATTGCACCGCCATTTTGATTGCCAGCCATGCACCAAACTGCACAGCCAGTTGATATATATCGTTGAAGAACGAATTAAAGAACTCACCAAGCCATTCCATGACGTATTACCTCTTGAATACAATTGCGAATGCAACGAAGTAAAAAATAAACATCATCAGTGCAGCAATGATGTCCCAATATTCTTTTGCAGGTGGACAAACGCGATAGTCTTTTCCGCCATAAGTGAAAAAATCGAAACACTCCATGACCCCAGCAGAGCCGGATAGCTGAAAATTAAAAATATCTTTGACTTCATCACCAATATCTTTGTATTTATCAGCGATAGACTTATTTGCATCATCCAGTTTCTTTTGAATGGCTGCGACATCAAAAAAACAGCTATCCCCCGAACAAGCTGACTTATAATTGCTTCCACCCACAGATAATGGATTATCAGCAGATCCCGGCATCTTGGAATAATCAACATCCTGACCGCCTTCACCAGAACCAGAACCAGAACCAGCTGCCAAAGCATCAAGTTTGCCCATCAAAGTTGCAAACTCACGACCACCCCAAGGGCGGTTTTGAGAAAGACCATTCAGCGCATTGGAAATATTACCACCCACACCGTTAACACTACGGATAACCTCACCTTGCATACTCATAATGCCGCTTAACTGACCAGACAATGGCGACAGGTCATTATGGATACTGGTTGTATTTGCATTTATACCATATGAATTCTGAACTAAAGCCCTTGCCATATCCGCATCGAAAGGTGAAGCCCCTCCCGTAGAACTACCACCGGAGGAACCAGACGAAAGATTATCGAGCTTTGCGTTTATTGACTGCAAATATTCATTAGACGTATTAAGACGACCCAACATATAAGAAGAGGTGTTTTGAGTCTGGAAGGCTTGAGTGGATATATTATCCAAATGTAAAAGAGCGGTTTTCATATCCTTATAAAGTGAATCGGCACTGTGAGCAATAGAATTAATATTGTTTGAATCCTGCCTAGTACTATCTACCACCTGACGCAGAGCAAGACCCAGATTTTTATTCAGCTTGGCAACCGCACCAGAAACAGACGTTCCGGTGGAATCACCTATAACAGGCTCAAAATCAAGCCAACCATTAATAGGCTTAGTCCCTGCGCCCCCTTCATCTGGCGTATTACCACTGCCGTCCGAATCGCCGTTACCACTGCCATTCTCTGTCCAATTACACGCATTACCTGTGGTTTCCACTGGCCCCTTGGTGTTATTCAAAGGCAACTCTACACACACGCCCTTACAATCAACCAAACAACCACCAAGTTGAGAACCTTCAAATTTAAGACACACAGGCAAGGGCGTTGCCATCGTCACGCTACCCAATTGCACACCAACAGGGCAGCCCATCAGAGCAAAAGCAAAAGATGGGAAAAAAAGTAAAAGCCAAGCTAGGCGCACACAGCCCCCCAATATAAAAAAGGCGACCGGAGCCGCCTTAAATAGAGAAGGATGTTCGCCATCCCTCGACAAAGAACAAAAACCAGAGCGTCCCGATAAGCAGGGACATGGTTTAGGCTTTACGGATCAGGGAAATCACGATACCTGTAGCGGTCACCAGTGCGACTACCAGCAACACCTTGGGAGAGGTGTTAGTGACGTCAGCCTGCGCGGCGTCCATTGCCTTGGCTGCGGCATCAGAGAGGCCAGTGCCACCTTCGGCCATAGCAGCATTAGCAGACAGACCACACACAGCCGCAATACAAGCATTACGGAACAAGCCTGATACTTTTTTCATTATTTTATCCTCGTTTTGCACCAACAATTACACGGGCAATTGCGCCCAATTTTACGCCCAAGACCCAGACAGCAAGGCCAGAGCCAAAGGCAATCCCCACAGTGGATATATCGAACTGAAACCAGTTTGATATATCCGTGAGTCTGGAATGCTCCTGCACGGTCAAGAGCACATATTTACAGGAATCCCCCTCGGATAAACGGGCATAACCCTCGGAGGTAATATCTAGACAAAGCATTATCGCGCCCTCGTCGTCGCTCGCTGCGCGCTCTCGCTCCTCCTCCTCGTTGCGCGGCGGTTATACCGGCTTTTTAGTAGGCTGGAAGCCAACAACCACATTGCGGGTCGGATTCTGGGGATCCGCTTCCAGCACCAAATCAATGGCAACCAGCTTGGGGCAGTCGGCCATTTCTTTAATGGTCATCGAGTCATTACGAAGGGCCAGCTGGCGCACTTCATAACCCCATGAGTGAATATTACACTCAGGCTTATTAACGTTGTTAGCCGGAGCCAGATATTCCACTTGGGCAAAATCATAAGGCACCGGAGCGCCAGATTTACGGGACACACCATAACCATGAGTAACGCGAGTTACCAGAACAGCAGTGAGCAGAGACATAATATTTACCTCGTTGAAGAACCTGTTTTTTAGGTCGAAACTAAACAATGCCCACCCGATATAAACTCGGGCGGTAGCGGCATTCTTAACCGCGCGGGAATATCATCTTCTTTAAGATGCGCTGTTAATTGGTGAACAATCGTTGCAGGGGAAAGCCCCTCAACACTTGCTAACCAATTAACAAGGCGGCCAGCAATGCGAGACATATTAAAAACCGCATTGTCCCGACTGGTTTTGAACTTATTTTTAAAAGTGGTCACACGTACCGGAACGGACTCCGATTGCTTCACTTCATCCAGCCATTTAGCAAACTGGGGATACATCCCAGCAAAATAGGGATCAGGATTAATCAATACATCGAGCGGGATTATCCGGTCTTTATTGTGTAACTCGCCTTCGGCGCGTACCCAATTCGGGCACTCAGCCGATTGCATTTGTTTACCCTTCTCATATATCCGAGCGCATTTACCATTGATCCGGCTGCCCACATAAAAAGAACAGCCCTTGGTCGGAGCCATGCCAAAGCGTTTGACAATCCCCTTGGCAATTTCGGATATGACGAACTCACCGGATTCGATTTTCATCCACGCCGGAGCACGGCCCCGCTCTGGATGAAACTCGCCAGCTTGAGCGCCATCAATGGCCCCCTGATAACTGATCACCTCACCGCTATAGTCATCGAGCGCCAGATCCACCCGCGTGATGCGAACCGATGGAATGTGAGAGATAACAGAGTGTAAAGCCTGCATATCGAGAGCCGCACAACCCACACCGGAAAAACTCACCATGCAACCGTGGTTGGCAGCACCCCAACCAATCAGGCCACAGGGGAGGCCATCACACAGCAGGTCGGCAGAGTTGGCATAGCCATGCAGACCGGAGCGGCGAGGGCGCATAGTGAAACGGGGCTCGGGGATAGGAACTCCGATCTTGGTGTTGAGTTCTTCCAGCCACAGCTCAAGCTCGGAGCAGCACAGGGCATCGAGAAATTGCACCCCGTAGCAGTCGATCAAATCGTTGTAGGCTTCCCAATACTTGGCCCCCTCGACCACTTCGAACTGGGAGAACTTGAGTAGGGAAGCACAGACCGCCTTCAGCTCTTTGCGAATGTCGGCACGGGCCTTATAGCCGGAGTGCAATGCCCGCTCCATCATCTCTGTCATGGACAGGGTAACGACAGGGGCAGGGGACTTGGGCACACCCTGAAGGCTCAACCGCTCGGTGGTCTTGTCATATTCGACCGTCGGGGCAGGGGGAACGCCCAACCGCTCGGCCTTGTCACACAGACGTTCCGTCACCTTGTCAAAGCGGGCGAGGGGAGCAAAGCCCACCGGACGCTTCCACAGGTAACGCAGACCCTCGACAGGGGGCTGGGAAATGGCCGCTTGCAGGGCTTTGACCTTGGTGTCAAAGCGCGGGATAGCCTTCAAGAGCGCACCTTGCTTGGCAAGCTCTTTCATCTGGATCAACTCGACAGGTGCCCACGTGAAGGACAGATAGTCGATCAGGGTTTTGGTGCCGATAACGCTATTTATCGGCATCATGGCGTTAACAGGGTTATGACCAGTCATCGAAAAAGACTCCCTGATCATAAAAACCCTGCCAAGTCTCTTCGGTCACTTCGACCAGCTCAAAGACGGTATCGGGGTACGTCATCGACAGATAGACCCGCAGCTCATGCAGATCCCGAAACATCTCAACCTGACCCGCGACACAGGCGGAGTAATCGCCAGTCGGTTCAGCCTGCCAATAGACCTTGCGCTCTATGAGAGCGGGCGAATCAAGGTGTTGTGGGCTAAAGTAGGTCATGGGTTATGTTCTTAAATAGTTACTTAAGTGGATTAAATCATGTAAGTACCTAAATAGAAACGAGGCCTTTTTGCTCGTTTTGGGTATGATGGGCCAATTGTCTAAACGATCAGGAGACAGAAAAATGGACTCTAAAACGCTGATTCAAGCCTACATGAGAGCCAAAAAATACAGCCAGTTTCAGGAAGTCGCCGCAGACTTGGGTTTTACCAGCTCTTACATTTCGTCAATCAAACACGGGAAATCGCAACTCACTGATGCGACTGCAAAAAAGATTGCCGAAGAGATCGGTTTAGACGCTAAAGAAGTGCTGTTAAGCCTTGCCGCCGTCAGAGAGACAGATCCCGAGCTGAAACAGGCGTGGTATGAAATCTTAGCGAGGTACTCAAAAAGCACAGGCACAGCTGTAGCCCTTGCGGTTGCTATGTTCCTGACCCCTAGCCACGGGCCTGACAACACTGCGCATAATGTCGAGTGTTTATGTTTAATGCTCGGCCACCTGCGATAATCCCGAAGGGGCAGGGGGCACCCGTCAGGGTCATTGAATA